CGCTGAACTCAACAACTCACAGATACGCAACGCTGGAGATGACAGCATCAGCTGGCACTTCGGTAATATCGGTCCCAACAGACGCTTCTGACAACTTCCCAATCGGCACCGTAATACAGATAATCAGGGTCGGAGCAGGTGAAGTTCAGGTAACGGCAGTCACTCCAGGGACGACAACCGTAAATAATGCTTTGGGAACTCGCTTGAGAGCGCAGTGGTCTACTGCTACACTACGGAAAAGAGCTGCGAACACGTGGCTGTTATCGGGCGACCTTAAGGTTTAAAGGAATTTAAAATGGCTGGCGGAGCGAACTCAGAAAAAGAACCAGATGCCCCAAAAGGGTCCGTTCCAAACCTTATTGGTCTTAGTTCCGCTTCAGCTCAAACCAGCGTAACAAATGCAGGTTTTATTGGTTCTGCTTCTGCAACCACTCCAATAAATGACCCAACTGGTTCTGTTGGTACTGGAAACTTAAATAAAGTTACATCACAGACCGAAACCGCAGGAGTGGTAATGCCACTCGGTGAAGTGATTGACTACGTAGTTTCCACTCCGTATTTTCCGCCATTTTTCCCTCCATTTTTCCCTCCTCATTTCCCGCCATTTTTCCCTCCGTTCTTCCCACCGTTCTTCCCTCCGTTCTTCCCACCGTTTTTCCCGCCTCATTTTCCACCTCATTTTCCACCGTTCTTCCCACCGTTTTTCCCGCCTCATTTTCCACCTCATTTTCCACCGCATTTCCCACCATCTTTTAAGTGATAAAGAAAGAGACACATAAAAATGTCGCAGACAATCCCAGAAGTTAATTTAGAAGAAACGGGCAGAGAGTGGTTTGAAGCGCATTCAAGCTCAACTGACGAGCACCTTCTCCCTGTCTCCGTCTACGACGTTGAAATTCGCTCTGCCGACGGTCAAAAGAAATCTATTCTTTCTGAACAAAAAGGTAAAGTAACCCTGTTATTTAATGTTGCTGCTGGGTGCGGGAATATACCTCAACACTCAATAATCGAAGAGTTAAATCAGCGTTATCGAAAAGTTGAAGACTTTGAAATAATTGCAATTGTGGTTGATGACTTCGTTTGTCATGGATATCCAGAATTTCAAGAAGGAATAAATAAATATATTGAAGAAAACAATTTGGAAATCACCCCAGGTCAAGTCTCGGAAAAATACGCCCGTGATAACTTTGGGGTAACATATCAGTTTTCCGAATTAACAAACGGACGACACGACAAACATAAATATAACGCTGATTATGTTCCAGGTAAAGAAAAAGTGCAAGAACAGCATCCGCTTTGGTCATACTTAACGGGGGCATATGCAGCTGATACTCAGGAAAATGGAGTTCCATATCATCTAGAGGAAGTGTCTTGGTCCAGTGAAAGAAACATAATTCCTTCCGGCAAAATAGGCTTTCCCCCATTGCGAGGAAACTTTGAAAAGTTTTTAATTGACAGGACCGGTCGTCGAGTTAAGAGATACTCCAATGGATTTTTGCTCGGAGAAAGAGATTCAAGCAATAACATGTTTCCTTGGCTTGAGGAGCATTACCTTGAGAATGGCAAACGAGACCATAAACCTAAAACGCATCCCATGGAAGGCGTTCCATGGCCAACGCCAACTCAACGCTACGGCATAGATCTTTCACTTGATATCATTTCTAAAGATATTGACGCGTACTTAAACATGTCGCACTAATGAGAGAACCGTTTAGCATTCTTTTATTTAAGTTTAAAGTTTATATTCGTGGAAGTATCCGTATGAGGCAGATAAAAAAATATAGACGCAAACGTACTGGCGACAATCAAGATGAGTTTAACGATTTTATCTATTAAATTCAGTGCATAACATTAAATTTAATAATGTTAGTATGATGACCTATGATAAATAATCCTGCAGCAAACATAGCGGACAAACCAGAAATTAAGGGTCGTTATGTGCTCGGGCAAGACGAGCATCCGCAGCCACCCACACTTCGTGTACACCCCCTGCCATCTGGTGGTTACCAGGAGTCATTAGCTGCCCTTCCACGGCATCGGTCTTTCTATAAGAGAAATACGCCAAGTAAAGAATTTTGGGATAAAAGAGATGAGGCTGGACTGCGTGAACACTCGGAACACATTGACCCTATTTTGGAAGTCCAGAATGGCTCCCATGATGCAATTGCGATAGGGTGTTCTTTTACATACGGAAGTGGCGTACCCAATAAGTTTGCATGGCCAAATATTATTAAAAAATCCACCGGAATGAAGGTTCTTAATGCGGGGATGCCTGGCGCGGCAACGTCATACAGTGCGTCTCATTTACTGTTTCTTCTAAGTAACATTAAGAAGGAAAGTCGACCAAAAATTGTCTATGGTCTATTTCCAGAAATGTATCGATACTTTGGGCCAGTTTCCAACATTGACGGAAGTATTGGTTTAAGTCCATGGGATATCCCGTTCTCCGAAGGGGAGTACAAGATGTGGTCACCAGGAAACGAATATGTGACATACAAAATTACCGACCTGAACGGCCGTTCCTACGAATTGGCTGCGGAAACAGCAGCATGGCAAAATTTTCTGTTACTTGACGCACTTGTGGCTGGCTTAAAACTTGCCGATATAGAGTTTGTGTTCAGTACGTGGCAAGGGGGAGGCCAGGAGGTATTCCGCAACCTGAACTACGAATGCTACAAGGATCAGCTACCTAGGGGCAGAGATGGATATATTGTAAGCACAGGATCAAGGGCAAGAGAGACATACCAGTGGATTCGGGATTTTCGCCAACACGGCGCACGGCCATTCGAGCAATTCGGCCTTGATAATGAACTTTTTTGCAGGCATGAACCTCAGTCCGATGAACAAAATGAGTTATGGGACATAGGTAGCGACCTTGGGCATCCCGGCGTTCATGACCATATACACTTTGCTGAGTTTTTTACTAACGTAGAAGTGACCAACGATTTACTTCGATCACTTTAAATCAGCGTATTACGGTAAGCGTTCCGCATCGACAAAGTGTTTATGGATAGATAGTCAAATTAAGTTATCATTACGCTCTGGAGAAAATTAAAATGACCGAGTTTAACAATATTCCAGATATAGACATAAGTCAGTTCAATAATCTTCCTATTCCACCGATGTACGTAATAGAAAACATATTATCGGAGAGTGAACGCATAGATCTGGTGGATCGGCTTCTCAACAAGAGCGCTTGGGTCGTTCACCCCGGCAGGGAAGATAATGACTCGAGGCAGCACTACACTCTCGCTGGTTCCGCAGATGCGTCCCTCATCATCGCAGATAGACTTATAAAAGAAAGATTATTAATAGAAATTGAAAAATCTTTTGGACAGCTTTTTCTTCTTCCACTAAATATGTCTTTCAATAGATGGATGATTGGTGACTCTCTTGGAATGCATAACGACAGCGGCAAATCTGACGGCGAGTTGATACTCGAGAAACGCGGTCACGAACCTCCACCTGTTGGAGTTTCAGAACACTTAAATGATGTCGGCGCAGTAGTTTATCTAACGGACGAGTATGAGGGCGGGGAAATATTCTTTGACAAGCAACGTACTAGGCTGAAGGTTAAGGCTGGGTCGGCGGTTATTTTTCCCGCAAGCCATCTTTATCGTCATGGGGTCACTAAATTAATAAGTGGCGAGCGTCTGACTATGACATCTTTTTGGGTCAGCGCAAGGTCGGTGGCCTTGACTCTTGTTAATGAAATATATCCAGACTGGTGGTTGCGGGTTGCTAATCCGGAAAAGATTTGGCGGCTACTCCCGGAGGAGTCGATCAACAAAATTAATCCACGATTCTTGCCCCCAGTATCATCTACGGAAGATTTTTAATACATTCAACTTTATCGTGAACAGGGAGCGCCTCCGCTGGTGGTTTGATAACATCATGCAGTATGAAACACCAGGATACGTCAGACATGGAGCAGTCACTAGTCGGCTACGGACATTTTGGGAAAACTCTAAATAATATATTAATTATTAAAGAATTTATAGAAAAACAAGATTTAGAGACAATGAATAATTTTTTCCCTACCATAGATCAATGGGAAAATGGAAAAGATGATGAATTCAACGAAGATGGGATATGCATATACGATTCGTCATACTGGCGGGACAGAATGTGCAGCGGCGATATTCTACAGAGAATTGCCCCCGATATTTTTGCTATCATAAATAAATATATTCTCAAAATGGCAGATGCTATTTCCGGAAAATACAATGTTGAAGTTTCGTGTAGGCCCCCAGTATTGATACGTTGGCTTCCCGGAAACTCGCAGTCTCCTCACGCTGATAAGCAATTAAACAACGGAGACCCAAACCCATTCCCAACCTATGATCTAAATTCAATCATTTATTGGAATGAAGATTTTGTTGGTGGGCAGATATATTACCCGGAGTATAATTTCGAAATACCGATTTCTGCTGGCATTGCGGTCGCCCACCCAGGAGATGTTAATTACCTCCATGGGGTCCGAGAAATACAATCAGGCGTTAGATGGACAACGCCATCTTTTTATACAATCACAAAAGTAGGGAGAAATTAAAATGGATATAGCAGGATACATTGGTCACGCCAACGCAGGAATTGTTCTTTATAAAAATGTTTGGCCACAAAATTCTCAATTTGTAGAGCGTCTTGAAAAAATATTAGAGCACAGCGATAATGCCCGTTACAAGTGGAATCAAGCGATGGTCGGCGATCAATCAATAATGAAGGACTATAGAGATTGCTTTGACTTCAAGCTACGTCAAGGTGATATGCCGATCGAAAGTGAGCAATTCGCAGATCTTGAGTTGATTTACAAAGAAGTAATTATGGGGGTAAGGGAATGCGTTTCTCATTATTCCGGGTTGTACAATTTGAGTCTCGAATATGAAGAAGCAACGAATTTTGTAAAATACAACGAAGGGCAGCACTTTTCCGTTCATGCTGATTCTGGCTTCTCCTATAGCTGTGCTGTATCTACTATCGGATACATAAACGATGACTACGAAGGTGGCGAATATCTGATGCCTTATCAGGATATAAAGTTCACCCCAGAAAAAGGTGACTTAATTATGCATCCATCTGACTTCATTTATGCTCACTCATCTTTGCCCGTGTCGAAAGGGACAAAGTATTCAGTTGTGACCATGTATGACTACAATGACCGCAACCATAAATCGAGCGGATACGGAGAAAATGTCAGCTCATCAAAAAATGAGTTGCCCGCAGTAGAGAATAAACAGGTTTCGTCTGTAAAATGGGGTTAAAGTGGATATAAAATTAACTCGCACTCATCAGAATCCACCGCTAATTAGGCAATCTCAAGTCCGTCGCGACTGGATGGACGATACGTATAATAAACATGCCTACAAGTGCTTGCCGTTGACTGAGGCAAATACTGCTGGATGGGAAATGATCCTGCAAGAGGAAGTTGTTTTGCAGTGGGACGGTGGGCTCTCTGTTCCACGGGTGCTCTCCGGCGAAATGGCAACATTTAGCATCGATGGAGAGACCTACGAAAAAGCTATCGTTATGCCAAGCATAGTGGGGATAATGTCATTCACTACAGGCTGGACTATCAGTACTCCACCAGGAGTTCACACTTGGGTGTCGGGAGCTCCAAATTATTTTGTTGATGGAGCTGTCCCACTTACTGCAAATATTCCAAGTGATTGGTGGCCAGACGAATTCAATATGAACTGGAAAATTACAACAATCGGAAAGCCTGTCATTTTTCCAAAAGGAATGCCGTTTATGTTTTTTCAGTTTTACAACGTTGACACAATGCCGTCCGTTAAATTTTCAGTAGAAAATTACTGGGATAAGCCAAACTTAATGAATTCAAGAGCTGCCTACGGAGAAGCAAAAATGAAGAAACTCAGAGAAGAACCCTGGACGTGGATGGGCGGGATCCGCACTGGCCTTGATGAAAATGGTAATCAAATAGGACCACGCCATGACGGCCATATGAAATTGGACGAACCAATTCTATGAAAAATATAAAAGGAGGGATTGCCGCTGGGTTGAGGCTTGGCAACCTTGGTTTTAAGATGCGCGGACTTACTCCCATGCAGGTCATAGAAGATGCAGATTATTTTGCTGAGATACTTGTCAGAAACAAAATGATCGGGTTCATAG